GGTGTGGCAAATCCACCCTAGCAAATAATCTAGCTTATAAAATCAAACAATATGACCCCGCTATTCCCAAGTATTCAAAACTACCAGACCCTGCTGATTTAGTCGTATGTACTGATGTTTTGGAGCATGTAGAGCCTGAGTTGTTGGGCGATGTATTAGACCATCTCAAAGCCCTTACCAAACGGAAGGGCTTTTTTATTATCGCCACCCGCGAAGCGCACAAAACACTTTCGGATGGGCGCAATGCTCATTTGATAGTTGAAGATGCAAAATGGTGGCTTGCTGCCCTGTGGGACAAATTCAAAGTCGTGGGCTTTCAGGATTTTGGGGAAGAATTTTTAGCAATTGTGGAGCCTAAATGAGTACATTTCTTGAGATGCAACAGAGAATAGCGGACGACCTAGACCGCACCGACCTGAACGACCAGATAAAAAAAGCAATCAATCGCGCCATTGTTTATTACCAAAAAGAACCGTTCTGGTTCAAAGAAACATCCACTACATTCCCCGCTGTAAACGCACAAGAAGAATATGTTTATGGTGTTGGTAGCGTTCCAAGTGATGTGCAGATGATTGATATTTTAGAACGGCAATACAGTGGCGATAAAATCACCCTAACCGAAATCACCCCATTTGAATTAGAGGCAAAACAAAAAGGTGATTCAGTAGGAACCCCAGACCAGTTTGCACAATATGAAAACCGCCTAAAACTTTACCCCACTCCCAATCAAACGGGCATTACCATTCTTATTAAATACACTAAGAATTATGCAGAGCTTTCCGCCGATGCAGACACTAATGATTGGCTGGAATATGCCGAGGATTTAATTGAAGCGCGGGCGAGATGGTGGATTAATTTAAGGGTTATCAAAGACCGTGAATCCGCTGCTGATGACAATATTCAAGAGATGAGCGCATTGGATGCTTTACGCTCCATCAACACCCATAAAACAGGTCAGGGGCGGGTCATCCCGACACAATTTTAATGCAAGTTAAATTTGGAGAATATGTCCCTGATTTGCCACCGATGGATAATCAAGGGGTCACTGTAGCTATAAACGTCACCCCTGCTGGTGATTCATATAAAAGCTTTCCATCACAGGCGATTTATTCCGATGCTTTAACAGCAAGGTGTCAGGGAGCTACTTCGGGTAGGGATTCTACGGGAGCAACGTATAACTTTGCGGGCGATGCAAGCAAGCTAAGCCAACTCACCGCAGCCTCTTGGTCTGATGTGTCAAAAGTTGGGGGATATACTACAGGAACACAAGAGCAGTGGAATTTCACCCAATGGGGTAGCCAGATATTAGCGACAAACTACTCCGATGATATTCAAGAGTTTGACATGGGGACAAGCTCCGTATTTGCTGATTTATCTGCTACGGCTCCAAAGGCTCGTTATATTTCCGTAGTAAGGGATAATGTGGTGGTGGCAAACACCAATGATGCAACAGATGGCGTTGTGCCGTACCGTGTTAGATGGTCTGGCGTTGGCGACCCTACGGCGTGGACACCTTCGGTAACTACACAATCAGATTTTCAGGATTTAAGTGGTGAGGGCGGCTGGTGTCAGCAAGTAGTAGGCGGGGAATATGGAACGATATTTCAAGAGCGTTCCATTTGGCGCATGACCTATGTTGGCTCACCGATCATCTACCAGTTTGACGAAGTAGAAAGGGGGAAGGGAACACCCGCCCCCGGCTCTGTGACAAAAATAGGCTCGGCAATTCCCTATCTTGGTATTGATGGTTTTTATATCCATGATGGCGGTCAATCCATCTCTATCGGTTCGAATAAAATTGATAAAACATTTTATACCGATCTTGATAAATCTTATATAGATAGGATTTCTTCTACAGTTGACCCTATCAATCAAATCATATTCTGGGCATCACCGGGGCAGCAAAACACGGGTGGCAATCCTAACCGTATTTGGGCTTATAACTACTCCCAAAATGCAAAAAAAAGATGGGCATATTCCGAGCAGGATATTGAATATATTTATCGGTCGCTGGCTGAAGGTTATACTTTAGACGGCCTAGATGTTATTTCCACTAGTTTAGATTTATTAGGGTATTCGTTAGATTCCCGCGTGTGGACGGGTAACTCTGCGCTATTCTCTGGGTTTAATACAGACCATAAGCAAGTGAATTTCACAGGTGACGCACAAACCGCCTTGATTGAAACGCAAGAGGTGGAATTAACGCCTAATATGCGAACCAATATTCAGGAAATAAGACCCTTCATTGAAGGCTATAACACGCTAACAATTCAAATCGGTACAAGGAACAGTCTGGCAGATGACGTAACGTGGGGTGTTGCTATTTCGCCCAATAGTGCGGGTAATTTCCCCTGTAGGTCAAATGCGCGTTATCATAGAATGAGGGTGAATATCTCTGGTGGTTTCGACCACGCACAAGGATTGAGTATTGTCAAAACATCTACAAGGGGTTCGAGATAGTGCCATTAGTCAGTGTAAGAACAGCGGGGAATATTGCACTACCAGAACGAATGGCAGATATCCCCTCGTGGTGTGCGCTTATCGCTGCAAAGGTAAATCAAATACTACGAGGAAAAACTAATAACGTAGGCGAGGTTACGTTAACGGCATCATCCACCACAAGCGCAATTGCCGTGGCTATAGGGACATTTGGGGATGATACGGTGTTCTTGTTCGAACCAACTACATCAACAGCGGCAACAGCGATAGGAAGCGGTTCTATGTATGTATCGGCACGTAATGCGCTATTGGGGACTTATACCATCACTCACCCCTCTACGGCGGCAACCGATAAAACCTTTAGGGTGGCATACATTGGATAGTTTCTTACTGCCCATCCCTAGTGATAAATTAGATAAGGTCTGGGGTAGGGTAGAGGGTTATTTACAAAGCGCGGTTGATTCTGCAAATGGACGTTTTACCCTAGAAGATGCTTATAAATTCCTATCAGAAAAATATTGGGTTTTGTGGGTATCTGTAAGGGATAAAAAGATAGAAGCAATTGCCGTTACCGAGATCTTACAGCACCCAAAGAAAAAAATCTGCATGGTTAGAATCATGTCAGGAAAAGACTACGCCAACTGGGTTGGATTAGAAGATGGAATCGCACAGTGGGCTAAATCTATTGGCTGCGATGGCATGGAAGCCATAGCACGTAAGGGCTGGGCAAAAGTATTCAAGAAATATGACTTTTCACATATATTTTTGGAGCGCATGTTTTGAGCCGTATTTTCATAGGTTTTGACCCCAGAGAAGCTGCGGCATATCATACCTGTGTAAATAGTCTTATTCGTTACTCTACGAAACCACTGACCATCACCCCGCTGGCGTTAAATAATATGACGGGATACCAAGAGGGAAAACGGGAAACCATTGAAGGATACCCACCCACAAATCAATTTATATTCTCACGTTTTCTTGCGCCATATCTAATGGATTACAGGGGCTGGGCGTTGTTTATAGACGGTGATATGATTGTAACCGAAGATATTAATAATTTATTCGACCTTGGGGACGAAACCAAAGCTGTTCAGGTGGTACAACATGACTATAAAACCAAGTTTCCTGTAAAATATCTCAACCAGGTCAACGGTGATTACCCAAAGAAAAATTGGACAAGTGTAATGTTGTTTAACTGCGCTCACCCAGATAATAAAAAGCTAACACCAGAATATATCGAAACCGCCAGCGGCAAGGAATTACACCGCCTCGAATGGACGGAAAATGTCGGGGGGCTTCCTATTGAATGGAACTGGCTTCCTGATGAGTACGGAGAGAATAAGAGCGCTAAATTAATTCATTACACTATCGGAACGCCCTGTTTCCATGATTACGCCCTTACCCCAATGGCGAATCTTTGGCACAGAGAACGGATGCTAATGAATTATTCTTTGCAATTACCATAAAAAATGCTATATTATCACTACGAATATATTCGGATTAGGCAGCCGTTACCTCGCCAAACGCTAAACAGAGGTAACTATGGGTTCGTCAAGTCCGTCAGGCAATACCACAACTACTACTAAGTCAGACCCGTGGGAAGGCCAGCAGCCGTTTCTTAAAACTGGCTTTGAAAGCATCAAAAACACCTATGTTGACCCCGCTAGCGGAAACGTGTCTGGTGCTAATTTACCTGAGTATTATCCCGGTCAAACCATTGCCAATGATTCCCCCGAAACACAAGCTGCGCTGCAAGCTAGGACAGGCCGCGCCCTTTATGGCTCGCCGCTTACTACTGCCGCGCAGAACCAGCTAACCGGAACGCTAAATGGGGACTATCTAAATTCCAACCCTTACATTGACGCGACCTTTAATAAGGCGGCTGATAATGTTGTAAATAAGTATAACGAAATCACCAATCCGGGCATTGATTCGCAGTTTTCAAAAGCTGGACGCTATGGTTCAGGTGCGTATGCACAAGCCCGCAATCAATCCGACAGAACCGCCTCCCAAGAAATTGGAAATCTGGCAACTGATATTTACGGTCAGAACTACGCGAAAGAGCGTCAAAATCAAATACAAGGGCAGCTCTATGCGCCAGACCTTGCGAATCAGGATTACTACGATATTAACCAGCTTTCTAGCGTTG